TTGTATTCTGTTATAAGCTGCCGCATAATCTGGATCTTTCATTTTTTCTGAGAGAGTAGGGGATGGTGTTTTTGATAGTTCTTCCAAACTAGGAAATTGTTCGTCAGAACCTAGACTTCCTTCATCGCTACTATTACTCGGTAACTCACCTAATTCAGATAAACTTTTCTTCTCTCCCTTTTTTGGCGTTTTAGCACCACCTCTTTTTCTTCTTCTTCTACGAGTTTTTTTATTACTATAATCCATCCAATTCATTTCTCGCCTACTTCCTCCAAATGTAATACACGACACTCCACAAGATGGACAACACTTTTTATCTTTTCCCCTCTCATCTGTGTGAGCTTCTACCGCTGCTTCTACCTTCGCTCTTTTTTCAAAATGCTTCAATACCTTTTGAATATCTTTATCATTTCTATATTTTCCATGAAGAGGATGTCCTGCTGGATAATGATATTCTAACATTGCCTTATGGTCACCCATTGGTGGTGCGTCTTCATGTGACATTCCCATTGTATCTTTCATATGAGGTGCATATGTTGCTACTATAGATGAAACTAATACATACATCAAAGCAGCTTCAGCATATTTACCACTTTTCCATAATTGATTAGCTCTACTTAATGCTAAAAATGCTTGTCCTAATGCTGTTGAATTCTTCAATTCACCCTGTGTTTGAAAAAATTCATATAATTTTTCTTGTAAATTCATTTCTTTTTTATAGCGTTCTAAGGTATAGTCCGCATTTTTCTCTCGCTCTCTTGATTTTGCTCTTTTCTTTACTCTTTGTCGTGCTGGTCCAGTTCTAGGTGGTTGTATTTTTCTATATTGATTTGTGTTATGACCCCGATTATACATATATAATTTAAATAGATTTAAAATTATTATATATATATTAATTATGATGAACGCAATAACTAAGATAAATAGCAATGATATGACTGATAAAGGAGGGGAACTTATTGAAAAAAATGAATTTTTTAGAGATTTATCTGAATTAATGGAAAATGAAAAATTTTCCATTTTCTTTGAAAAATATTTTAAAAATATGTCAGAGTCAAAAATTACTCTAGTTTATATGAAATTATATAATGAAATGAAAACTAAATATAAAGAAATAAATGATGAGGAATTAGACAAAAGAATTAATGTTTATTTGATGTGGAAAATTATGTCTAATAGACATCTCAATAAATTTACACTACACACAATATTAGATAACTTAGAAAACCCTCCTAAAAAATATGAAATATTAAAAGAAATTAGTGAATTTATGACTCTTAAAAATAATTAAAAAATTTTATCATTTAATTATTTTTATTTAATTAAGCGTCATCCGGTGCTACATAACCATAATTATATGAACCTCTTGATGATTTCAATCCTTTCTCAGTAAATCTTTCAACCCATTCATCTTCTACGGTACCTTTTCCTTCCCATTTATTATGCTCAAATCGGTCATTCTTATACAATTTGATACCATTATTATTCATATATTCAACCCCTTCCGTTTGCTTTTTATTCTTCCATTCTAACCAATTCTTCAATCTAGCATCTTTTCTTTGCTTCCATTTTGACCTATATGGTGTATATGTTTTTGTAGCAGTTTGACCATTTGCCAAAATTACATCATAGGTTTCTTTATATTCATTTCTTTCTGTCCATAGACCTGAATAATTGCCAGAAGGATTTGTGGAAGGTGGGCATTTCCTAACTCCAGTGGAGCAATCCTTTTCATTTTTGCTTTGTACCATGTTGTATGTATTAGTATATCCGCTTAGAGTTTTTGCAATTCCTACCATTTTTATTAATAAATATTACATTAATTATTCTTATATCAATTTATATCAATTATATTATTCAAATGTACAATAAATTCTTGTTTTGATATTGATCGTGGTCCCACCGTATTATTTTTATCAAAATCCATTTCATAGTATTTTTTTTCATCTAATATGTATCCTTTATCTAAAATTATAAAATAATGACTTTCTTTTGATAATTTTGAAATGCGCGAACAATTAAATAAATCTATTAATTTGCCAGCATATACACCAACTCTCCTTAAAGCATATCTACCCTTTAAACATTCTTTTACAAATTTATATCCTATAGGAACTTGTTTTTCTGGTAATATTCTTTCAGTTTCTTTTTTTATCCATATTTGAAACACACACGGAACATCATATTCTTTATCATTTACTAAGAAAGCATTTTTTTCAATATCATTTTCGTGTATTAAATGCCAATGTAAAGGAAATGTTTTTTGAAGACTGAGTTTTTTAAAACTTCTAGGTAATATAAATGATATACTTTCTGATTTATCACAATTACATATATGTTTAATAAATTTCTTAGCTAAACTTGATTGTCTTCCAAATGGTGGATTACCCACAAAATGAAGTGGAACATGAAAACCTGTATTCAAATCTAATTTTAAGAAATCTTGTTCTAAAATACTAGATATTGCAGGTTGAATATCATATGCCAATACTTTATGTTTTAGTCTTAAAGCATCATAAAAAGATCCAGTTCCAGCGCTTGGTTCTATTATCAATCCATTCATTTCTATATTTTTATCAAAAATTTCTATACATTTTTTTGCTACTTCATTTTTAGTGTAATATTGGTCTTTTTGATCTCTTTTTAGTCCTACAGTCTGCATTTATTATAATTAATATATTTATATTTATATCAATTTTCTTTTTGTTTGTGACTGACCTTACCATACTTTTTCCTCGTTTTTAAAAATGTTATTGACTATGTAAGTAAAAATAAAAAGTAGTAAAAACTGTGACTGGCCTTACCATAAATTTTTTCTATTTTAAAAATTGTTATTTATTATCGTAAGAAATTGAAAAATTTTGAAACAAGAGACCTTAATGCTTTAAAAAATGGGAAGTTATTAATAATATTGTAATGAAACTTGTAAATAAAGGTGAAAAAGGGGTACTGAAAAAAAGACACTAATTACGCAAAAAAAAAATGATCTTCTATATTTTGATTTGGATTTTTGGTCAAAATTATGGTAGTAGTTATGAAAACCTCTGGGAGAAAGGTGCAAAAAATATGCCGTAATTAGTGCCTTTTTTCAAGTCGCCTTTTTTTGCTTGTTACTACAAGTTAGCTATTAAATATTTTAGTCATTACAATGAAAATGAGAGCATTAAGCTCTATGATTTGAAAATAAATGAGAATGTTAGCATAATAAGTAATAAAAATGAAAATAGAAAAAAATTATGGTAAGGCCAGTCACAAAAGTGAAATGACACCTAGGTGTAGGTAAAAGCACAAAAAAAATAATTATGAAATTACCTACATAAAAAAAAAGGGACTTGAAAAAAGGCACTAATTACGAATATTGATGAAAAAAAAACTTAAAAAAATAATGTTTTTCTATATATATCAATGGATCCATTTCCAAAAGTTTCCAAATTGCCAAAAAAGTGCCAAAAAAGTGCCGTTTTAGAAAAGAAAAAAAAGACATATCATTGTGAAATATGTGACTATACATCATCACATAAATCACATTATGATAAACATTTGAAAAGTAAAAAACATCAAAAAAGGATTTCCAAAAGGTTTCCAAACGGCTCCAAAAAAAGAGCCGTTTTTTATAAATGTATATATTGTGATAGAAAATATAAGACCAATTCAGGTTTCTGGAAGCATTCACAAAAATGTCAAAAAAATCTTAATGTAAAAGAAGCACTAAAAGAAGTATATAATAAAGCAAAAGAAGATAAATTGATGGAAATGATACTTAAACAACAGGAAAAAATTGATGGCTGTGAAAAAGCACATGAAGCATTGCAAGAAAATTGTGTTGATAAATTAGAAAAAGTTGCAGCATTATTAAATAATAACCAATTAATCCAAAATACGACCAATAATATTCAAAAACAAGAAAATTATAACACTATCAATATAAATATATTTTTAAATGAACACTGTAAAAATGCTATGAATTTACAAGATTTTGTAGATAAGATAAAATATAAATTAGAAGATGTAATGTCAATAAATCAATTAGGATATGAGAAAGGAATGGCAAATGTAATGTTAAAGAATTTAAAAGATATGCCAATCACAGAAAGACCAATACATTGTAGTGATAGCAAAAAGGGTGTATTTCATGTAAAAGACGAAGGAGAATGGCAGAAAGAAGAAAATGGATTAGTTCCGGGAAGTAAAACATATGCTATAGCAAAACAATTAAGAACAAAAGGAATATTAGCAATACAAGAATGGGAGGCAGCAAATCCTAACTGGCCATATGATGAACAGTTAGGAAAGGAAAGATTATGTTTATTTGATATATTAGCAGGAGGATGTGATGCAAAAGAATTAGAGATCTCTCATATAGAGTTTTTGAAAAAGGTAGGAGATGAAGTAAAAATAGAGGATGTCATAAATGAAGTTAATTAGCATTTTTTCTTTTTTATAAAATGGTCAACATAAGCCCATATAGGGTCAACCTCTGGATTTTTCATCGCTGATTCATATGCCTCTTTAGAAATCCAACCCATCTTTAACATAGAGTCCGGAGTTTCGGAATAAGCATCTCTTCTAACAAAAGGTAATTGATCAATCCAGAAATTTAAAGTATATCTATTACCATCTTTGAAACGCTTAAAGCTATCTAGATCCATAGAATGAAATAAACAGGCATCATAAATAACCATTCTATTATACTTCATTTTTATATGTTTAACTAATTCCCATTGATTATTATTATATTTTTGACCTTTAATAATATTATAACCGGGTGGTTTATCGTGATATATATCGTCAGCCATTTTCCAATAGTCCTCATATGTTAAACCTTTCTCATCAATAGGAAAACACATAGAATTTAATAATTTGCTTTTAAAAATAGAAGTTCCACCATGACAATCATCATCTCTGTTTAAATAAATCAAGCATGCATATAAACCCTGGTGTTCATTATCGGTATGAGGATTAGTAGTATAAGGTGATTCAGGTTTAAATTCATTACCAACTGAATACTCAAACATATCAGAAATAGATAGAGTATTTTGGAATTCCTTATGATTTTTTACTAATTGTTTAAGATCAGTTAAAAACCTAGGATTGTCTAATTTTAATCCAAATTGTTTTCCTGGATAATTTGGATTACCACCCTGAAACCCTAGATTATTTAAATATTGTTTCATATCTTTGTTAGTTATGTCTTCAATATTATCTAAAACATTATCAATAATACAAACTTTTTTACCATTGGGTAAAGTTTCATATGAAACTTTTGCATTTTTATTCAAAATAGGTTTAATTTTTGGAAAAGTGAAACACTGAGGTTTCATTTTAGATATAAGTCTAGGAACATCCAAATAATAATATACACCACAAAATATAATAATAAATAATAAAACTAAAATAGTAGTAAGATTGTCTTTAATAAGATCATACATAATTATATATTATTTTTGATTTTATAAATTAGATTTAAACTAATATACAATGACTTGGGAGAGATTTCCATAATATTTTTATATAATAAAATGTTGATATTGTGTAATGGGAACAGTATTATCGGTAGTCCAAGCATACAGTTACTATGAAGAAGAGAAAAATAAAATAATAAGTAATATAAATGGGAGTAATAATATCCAGAATGAAAGAAATACGAGAAAACCGGAAAATAAAAAAGCAAGAAAGAAATACAGGAGAAGGAAATATTGTAGAACAATCCCGTAGTATAAATTGTTTAAAAATGCGAAGAAGAGATAAGAGGGCAGAAAAAATATATGAAGAAATAAGACCAAGTGAATACGACGATATTAGTATAGAAGTATAATAATAAATTCTAATAAATATATAAGTATAATGGAAGAAGAAAGAGAAATAATAAATAAATTAATGGACGAATTAGTAACTTTAGACTATGATACACACAGCGATGGATATATAATACAAATGTTACAAGATATAGGATTAAAGAGATTAAATTGGGCAAGAGTATTATCACATTCTTCTATTGATAATATGATGAAAAATCCAACAGAGGGTAAGACATTTCCATCTAGATCATTCGTATATAAACCTTGTGAAAAAATGGATTTATTTATAAAATTGTGTGATAATTTTTACCTGCCAATTATATTTTTAAAATCAAATAAAACAGAGCCAGTATATAAAAAAGAAATATATATGGATTATTTATATGTATTTACATCAAAGACGAATAATAAATCAGTATTATATTTAGGTAAAGATATTCAAACAGTATTGCAAAAGAAGATAATAAATCAATACACAAAAAGAATAAGAAATGAAATAAATAATTTAAACATGAATTTATTGAAAATAGATGAGAATAAGAGAGGATTAAAAGTAAGAAGTAATATAGAATTATATCATTCAGGTGAAAGAATAGAATCAACAAATTATTTTACTCATGCAGATAGAGATAAAGCTTTAAAAAATGTAATACAATTTATGTTTAAGAAGTTTGAGGGAATTCGTATAAGAAAAGAATTTGATAAACATAGAAATGCATTAGAGGAAATGGTAGCAGCAGAAGAAATGACAGAGAGTAATATATAATTTATTATTTTTATATTATATATTAATGGCTTCATTATTAGGAAGTGAAAATGTACCAGATTTATCTAATAAGATAGGTTTAAGTGATAATGATAAGATACGATTATGGGAACAGTCTAGTAGGAATTTAACAGGGAAAAATACATATCATGTAATACATGGGGGTCCTAAAGAAAACACCGATAGATTATATTGTACAGTTCCTGAAAATATAATAATAGTATTAATGGCACCGCCAGACACAGTAATGTATGGAAGTGAACAAGATGACCTAGAAATTGCCACATATTTAAAAAATCCAAATTGGCCAAAATCTGTTCCAAATGAAGGTATAGATGCGCCAAAAATAGGTTTTGAACCTGAGGCTGAGCAACTTCGGTGGACTACTTGGACAGGATATAGATTTCCGACTGAACCTGAAGAATTAAAAACATTTAGCGAACAATTAGAATGGACAGAGAAACAAGACGCCAGAGCACATAGTTTTGTTGAGACAGAAGGAAAAAAGGGGATATTATATGGTGCTCAAATATTTTATCCTGGAGATACAATATATGATCAAGAATTAGCCTTTGATCCCAATGCTATTAATTTTGATAGTTATTACTTGGGAGAAGCATATGATAAAAAAAAATTAATAGATGAGGGGGAACGAACATATAAAGATTTACTATGGAAAGAAGTGGTATCGGAGTTAGCAGAATTAGTAGGTTTTAGAAGTTATAAAGAATTTCTGGATACCGAAATGGGTCAGCGCACTTTAAAATCTGCAGATAAAGAAGATGTATATGATTTTTTTTATCAAATGGGTCAAGGTAATGGTTTAGATATAAAGAGAGCAAATATGAAAGAAATAGTAACTAATCCCACTTTAGTTCCGGACGATCCCGTTCTACAAGAAAGATTTAATAAGGGTTTATTAGAATTTTCAATGTTACCTATAAATAAAGAATTTAATAGAGTTGTTCATGAGAAAATATTAAAAAAAACAAAAGGCAATGAAGTGACATATAATACAACTTGTCAAATTATGAAATTATGGTCAGATCAAGCAAAAAAGACGGGGGGAACGGTGATACATTATTTAAATTCGTGTAGTCCAGCAATACTGAGAGAAGAGCGAGATGATACCTATAGTTTAACAGGTATTGCGTCAAGTGGAGTAGTAACAAGATTAGGTGATCGTTCTACACAACAAGAAGAAGCTCTTGCCCTAACAGGTAAGAATATATTAAGAGATAGAATATTTGAGGCGGGTCGTAATAATTTTAAATATTTAAGGTTTAGGTGGAGAGGTCATCAAGATATACCAATGCAAGAATTTGATGAATTACCACGGTTGTATTATGGTGTATTTAGATATATGTCAGGAGAAAGGAATGAATGGTATACACATGTGATGGGAACATATTTTCAACAACTAAAATTTCAGAATGCGATAGGACAGCAAGGACTACAAGTATTGTATAAACAAGCAGTAAGATATGATTATTCAGGTATGATGAGACAAAAATTATTTGATGCATTTGGAAGTGCGAATAAAAATCATGGTTTTCAATCAGATAATTTTACATGGTTTAATTCTAATCCACATTGGTTAGATAAAGATACAGGGAGACCAACACAAGAAGCACCGCATTGGGAGGCTTATTGGATATCTAATAGCAGAGAAGATATGGGATTTGGGGGGGAAGGTTTTGGAAAAGAATATTTTGGAAATACTAGAGTTGTAGGTGGTTCTATAACACCACGACACCTTATTATACACAATATAATATGGAATGGAGAAGATCCAAATTTATTAGAGACTTGGGGTGATGAAGCAATTAATTATCGTAGATGGTATAGAGTAATAGATAGAAATGATGAAGACCCAATAATATTAAGATTGCAAAGATTAAATAGCGATTTATCAGTATGGAGTAGTCCAGATGGAGCAGTAGATGAGTTTTCGTTAAATGAGGAGGCTGCATTAATTAATTATAAGATATACAATGTGCCAGATGCTCAACAGACAGGTGGTATGCCTCCGAAAAGAAAGCGAGATGAGGAAGAAGGAGAAAAAATGGAATTAGAAGGCGATGAAACAAAAGATGATCCAAATGATGAGGGGTATGCTACAGCAGTTCCTAGAGGATTATCAGACTATAGGTCTAGACATGCTCAACAATATGCCGAACGAGAAGAGAAAAAGAAAAGAAAAGAAAAGCAAGATAAAGAAATAGAGGATATGAAGAATGATAGAACCATACCAGAGGCTAAGAAGAGACTACCACATGATGAAGAAGTAAAAAGATTAAGTAGTAATCGGGGATTAAATAATTTAGGAACAATGCCACAGAGACCACATTCATATGGTCCTTTACCGTTACAGGGTGTCGCTCCTCCTCAACCAGCATATCGTGATCAATTATTACCATCAACGGGAAGTCAAATGAATAATATGTATTGGAATAATCCAGCAACAGATCAATCGCTAAACCCTAATAGACCTACTGAATTTAGAGCATGGGCAATGGATTTATCAAGGCCATATGAAGTCAGAAGCATGGATGGACCAAATGGTGCCCCACTAAACATGGAAATTGCGCGGCCGACTGAAGAAACGATGAATAATATGAATATTAGAGGCTTGTCAATTGAGGTTCCAAATTATGATGATTGGTTCGCAGAACAACGAGACCAATTTGGCGTTAATGAAGAGCAAAGAGAAACCCAAGCGTCATATACAGCATATTATAATTCAGTATTGACTATGAGAGAATATGGTGAATGGAGATGGCAAAAATTTGTATGTGGATGTGGTTCAAGAAGACCGAATTGTGGCAGAGATAATGACCCAACAGTAGAAGAAGGTGATGTTTTTGATGGTCCAAATTTTCAATGGTTTCTCAGTAATATAAGTGTAAGGGATCCAGAACATCCTGCATATCGTGAGCGTGGGCTGAGGGCCGGATGGGGTAGATTAAGTATTTTATGTACAGATGATGATGGAAATACAGCACCCACAATATGTCCATTTTGTATGTGGGATGAATATAATAGTGCCCAGCCAGATGTGGTAACGCGATGTAGAGCATTCCAGGCTCACCGAATGAATGTAGAAGAAGGAATTAATCCTAATGGAGGAATATTAGATTTTGAAAATCATTGGGCACAATTTTTTTGGACTCGTCCAGACGGACATAGGTATTCAGAAATGTATTCTTTTAATACTCCAATACAAATTACAGGAGAAGATGAAGTTCAACAATTAGATAATAATGGAGGAGAACCATGGAATTTCCATTTTGAACCACAAGATATTTTGGGGGGTGATGCGGATGCGTCACAGATATGGGGCGGCGAAGAGGATGCAACTTTGACTGTGACCACAGGATACGTAGATAATAATGGAGAACCGATTACACATCAATTAGATTTATGGGACTGGTGGGAGGAATGGAATGAACAGCATCCTAGAGGTCCTAGGATAGATAGTGTAAGGTGTGATTGGTGTAACACTAATTATATATATTTACATAATGGCGATGAACAAACAAATCAACCATTATATGATTACCATGAGTGGGATTCGGTTGGTTATGATACGGTCTGTAGTAATTGTAAAGAAGATGCGGGGGTGTGTCGTGAATGTGAAGAGGATTTCCGAATGGGGGAAGATAATGTTTTTGAAAGTGATGGAGAATATTTTTGTTCGGAGGAATGTCAAGAGAGCTATTTAAGACGGCGTAGTGAAGGG